TCCACGTGCCCCGTATCGACTACGGTCTAAGACCTTAAACGGTCAAAAGACTGGAGGAAATCGGGTCTATACTCGCGCCCTTATCGAGTCCGCTATTGAGGAATTCTCAAAGCGTGGATTACTTGGTTCTGCTCGTGTTGAGTGGAATCAGTTCGATGACCTAACAGAGGCTTTAATACAGCGCTGGAAGGAAATCATATCAACCGAGAGCCAGACTTAGGCAACGTCTATGTACAACCGCCTCTGCCGTGCCTCACTACAGAAAGAAAACTAATGCCTATCACACAACCAACCGTTGCTGCTGATGCGTATAGCGATGCTCTTGATCCAGATCAAGAAGACGCTACACCAAAAGTAGGAACCACAGTCCAGTCTGGTATGAGCGCTCTTGAAGCACTCTTAAAGCCAGAGTCATCTAACGAGTATCCAACGGACTTTAAGTTCACCCCAGAGGCGCAACTTATTAAGTTCCTTAGCGATGAGCCATTTGCAGTTTACGAGCAGCATTGGATTGAGCGCCCAAAGGGTCGCAAGTCTTTTGTTTGCACAGCAAACTCTGAAGGTGGCTGCCCCCTCTGCGACGTTCTAGGAGATAAGCCACGCGGCAAGTTCGCATGGAACGTCCTAGTTCTTAGCGGAGATTCACAAACAGTTCAGGTGTTTACAGCACCTCCTGTTCTTGCCCGTCAAATTGTTGCTGCTCACAAAGATGAGCGCAAAGGACCTCTTTCAAAAGAGTTCTGGGAAGTTTCTCGCATGGGTATGGGACCAACGACACAGTACAGCCTTAACTATGTCCGTGGTCGCGACCTTGCTGAGGAGTGGAAGTTAGACCTTGATCAGGTCAACGCTCTTGTAGCAAATGCTGTGCCATACACAGCCGCTCAAGTAGTTCGCGAATCCCCTCGCTCCGAACTTCTTGAAGTCGCTCGCTCCGTAGAGTAACTTCCAATCATAGAAGAGAGCCAGCCCCTATCACTGGCTCTCTTCTTCTACTTTAAGAGGGATAAATGAATATCATTACAACAAAAGAACAACTAGAAGATCTTGTTGAGTATTACTTAACTCAACCCAGTTTTGCCTTTGATGTGGAAACAGTTGGAGAAAACCGTATCCAACCTGTTGTCAACGATGTACTGTGGATTTCACTAGCAACAGAAGGCCGTGTTGATGTTATTCCTATGGGTCACCCTAATGGTGAGTTCATTCGCTGGGATAAAGACATGTTAAAAGGTGGGCTTGCTAAATTAGCCAAGGGAAAGCCAGTAACAGACGCAGATTACTCAAAGAATAAAGCAAACTGGAGACCAGTATTTGGTCCAGCCCCTAAGCAATTACTTCCTGGAGATGTATTCAAAGCATTAAAGCCACTCTTCTTTAGCGATAAGTTGAAGATCGGTCACAACGTTAAGTTCGATCTTAAGTCCATCGCTAAGTACTACCGAGGCGTAGTTCCTAGTAAGCCATTCTTTGATACCTTGATGGCGTCATTCATCATCGACAACCGAAACCGCTTAGGACTTGGTCTTGCAGACTGCTCCAAGCGTGAGTTGGGAATCATCGTTGAGAAGGGCGTAGGCGCACAGGTAGAAGTCCACTCCTTTGAAGATGTCGCAAAGTACTCAGGCATCGATGCCGATGTGACGTGGCAGTTATACAAGACATTAGAGCCTCGCCTTGAGGGAAGTCTGCAGGCGGTATGGAAGTTAGAGATGGATGTCATTGCGGCTCTCTGCGACATGGAGTTATCAGGAGCAACCATTGACACAGAGCAGTTGACCTCTCTTAAGAAGCGCATTGATAAGGATCTAGACAACGCCAAGGCTCGTGCGTGGAAGATCACAGGAGAAGCGTTCTCGCTCAACTCCATACCAGAGAAGCAGAAGATGTTATTCAGCCCAAAGAGTGAGGGTGGGCGTGGTCTCAAGCCTAATACTCGGTTAAAGATTGCCCTGACCCCTAAGGGATTTATCCAGAAGAACTCTGGACAACCACTAGGTATCCAGCACTTCTCCGTATCTTCTGATGCCCTAGAACTGTTCAGAGGCACTGATGATCTCGTAGATGCGTTGCTGGACTATCAGGATCTCAACAAACTGATGACCACATACGTGATGCCGTACCTTGGTGGAGACATCACCCGTACCAACATGGGTAAGTCAAAGATCTTGAAGAAGGACAGTCTCCTTGTAAAGGGGAAGGTTCATACCAACTTCAAACCTCATGGCGCAGAGACTGGTCGATTCTCCAGCAGCGAACCAAACCTACAGAACATCCCAAGCGGTGGTGAGTACGGCAAACTGATTCGTAACTTGTTCATCGCACCTGAGGGTTACAAGTTAGTTGTGGCTGACTACTCGCAGATCGAACCACGCATCATTGCAGCATTCTCTAACGACCCAATCATGATGAAGAACTACCTAGAAGATGGAGATATTTACACCACCATCGGTGACACTGTTGGACTGAATCGTAAAGCGGGTAAGGTCTTGGTATTGGCTATGTCCTACGGCGTTGGACCTGACAAGATCGCTGAACAACTAGGTCTGTCATTGAAAGAAGCCAAGGATCTTCTAGAAGACTTCACAGGTAGATTTCACGACATCGCCAAGTACAAGGCAAAGGTTATTCGTTTGGCAGAGAACAAGCGCCCAACTCCTTATGTAGAGACTCTCCTAGGACGGCGTCGTTATCTCCCAGAACTACGGAGTAGCGAGAAAGGCTTACGAGCAAGAGCAGAACGTCAGGCATTTAACACAGTAATCCAGGGATCTGCTGCAGATGTCATGAAATTAGCGATTGTAAGGGCGCATTCGTGCTTTTTGGATGAGCCAGAGGTGAACGTTCTCTTGACTGTGCACGATGAATTAGTTACTGTTACGCCAGAACATCTTGCTGATGAGGTAGCGGAAGCAATCCGCGTGTCGATGGAGGGAATCTCCTTCCCACAGATTACAGTTCCTCTTATTGCAGATGTAAAGATCGTTAACAAGTGGGGAGAAGCCAAGTGAGTGATTTTTGGGCCAAGAAGTTAGGCACTCAGATACAGCAACCTGCAACTCAAGCACGTCCAGAGAACATGCCTGTTGCACCATCGCAGATGCCTATGCAGCAGATGCCACAACCAGCGCAGCAACCAGCACTACGCCTTCCAAGTTCCACACAGACAGGATCATGTCCAGACTGTGGTTCGGCTAATTACATGTCAGTGCAGGGAGCAAAGGCTCGATGCATGGACTGCGGTTATCCAGTAGAGCAATCAGGAAGTAAGTACGGATCATTGGCTGGAGCGCACATTGAAGGCTCGGCTAAAGAAGCACGCGGCAACGACACCACCAACAACTACAACCCACAGAACATCATCGGAAGAGTGAATTAATGAATGACGAAGCAAAGAAGGTTATGGCTCTCCTTAATAAAAAATTTGGAGACAATGTTGTTGTTGTGGCTAGTGACATTCGTTCTGATCTTATTCCTCGCATTACTTCTGGGTCTACGACTTTGGATTACGTTTTGGGTGGCGGTTTCCCTGGTAATCAGTGGAATGAACTTATTGGCGAACCTTCTCACGGAAAAACTGCGCTTGCTCTTAAGACGATTGCTGCAAATCAAGCACTAGATCCAGAGCACACAACTGTATGGGTTGCCGCAGAGCAGTGGGTGCCTGAGTACGCAGAGATGTGTGGCGTGGATACCTCTCGCGTTATTGTGATTGAGACTTCCATAATGGAAGAGGCCTATCAAGCAGTCATCAACTTTGCTGAGTCGAAGTCCATTGATGCGATCGTTATTGATTCACTGCCAGCCCTTTCCCCTGCCCCTGAAATGGAGAAAGACATGTCAGAGGCTACAGTTGGTCGTGGAGCACTCCTTACCAATAAATTCTTTAGAGTTGTCGGGACAGCAATGAAGCGATCGCTTACGGAAGATGAGCGTCCAGTTCTTGGCTTGATCATCAACCAGTATCGTATGAAGATCGGAGTAATGCATGGAGACCCGCGTACAACTCCAGGGGGAG